TATCTCTGAAGTTCCTACACCAGGCCTTCCCGCTGTCAAGGTAACTCTTACCGAGCACAAAGCATCTGAGAATGATGGTGTTCAGAAGATTGCTAGAAAGCACACTGAAACAACCACAACTGCTATGACTAGAGAAGTTGAAACTACCCCAGTTACAACTACAACAACTGCAGATGGTACAGAGACCGTAACCGAAGGAGCTACAACAACATCTTATGAGTTCTTCAATGATGTTGATATCTCTATTACCAGAGATGCTCTATTTGGTCGTGTAGACCAGCATGAGGTTCTAGATAAAGTATCTGGTGGACTTCATGGTATTCTTAATCATACACCATCATACACTGAAGAAAAGGTCAGAGTTTTCTCCAAAAACTATTTTGGATGGTCTCATGCAGATAATGGGTACTATGCAACCTCTAAGGTATTTGGTGGTGGATTTGAGATTGATGTAAAACCAACCTGGACAATCGGTGCTCAGTATAATAATGTTCATGTAAATCTTGATGGTGTTGATAGCACATCTAAACTTAATGCGAATCATTATGGAGTGTTTAGTATGCTCCGTGGTAATACCTTATCACTTCGCACCAATGCGGGACTTGCTCAGAACAAGTATTATGTCTCCAGAAATGTTGCTGGCATCTTTGAGAACGAGAGTTCAACAGAAGGTCAAGAGTGGTGGGTAAACAATAGACTTTATTGGCACGCTCATAAAAACATCACCCCATTTGTAGGTCATACTGTAAGTGGATATCGTAGAGATGGTTTTGTTGAGAGTGGTTCTATTCAGTCTGCAAGAAGAGTTGATGAAGTTAACAAGACAGAACATGTTGGTGAAGCAGGTCTGTCTCTTACTCATCGTTTTGGTGGTAAGAAAAACAACACATTTGGTGTTGGTGTAGAAGCATCTGTTAAGACAAATGCAGATATGGAGGTTCTTGCTGCTGTTGATTACAACCAAACTCTATATCTGGAGGGACTTCACCAGATCTCTGATGGTATCAACAATACTGCAGTATCGGCAAAGGTCAAATTCAGGTTTTAGACCTTGACGAATCCTAAATAAAAACTTATAATGCATACAACCCACCCCTCAAAAGGTGGGTTTCACATTATGAGAATGTGATGTGATTTTAGAGCCGTGGAGATTGCCCTCTGAGAGGAGGGTCTACCCCTTTCTCTATACGGATGTCGAGTTCAATCGGAGTTAATGTTTAATTACTTTACAACTGTAGCCCTGCCTCTTCTGGCAACGGTTACAACCACAACGGCATCACTGCCATTCGTCAACCACAAGATGCATGGACCTGAAATACCATTTAGTATTATTAAAGAGTTTGAACTTGTGGATGAAAAGAAGACAGCAATCCGCGAGGTTGCACAACCTGAGAAGCCAAAAGAGAAAAGGCTAATTTGTAAAGGGTGTAATGAAAATGAAAATGCTACCCTGGCATTCTTCCAGGATCGTGGTGTTAAAGACAGAAACGCCCTTGCTACTATCATGGGCAATATTAAGCAAGAAAGTAATTTCCATGCTAATATTTGCGAAGGTGGTAGTAGGATTAACTATCATTCCTGCCGTTGGGGTGGGTATGGTTTAATCCAATGGACATCTGCCAATCGTTATCATGGATTGGGTGATTTTGCTAAGAAGTACGAAGGTAATCCTTCAACACTTCACACGCAACTTCGTTATCTTACGAATGAAGTTCAATGGCAACGAATCGAAGACAGGATGAAGACTCCTGGTAAGTCTATTGATCGTTACATGAACTATGCGTATAGTTGGATTGGTTGGGGCATTCATGGTGCCCGCACTTCATATGCACATGACTATGCTAACCGACTGATCACGGTAGAAGTTTGATACAATAAAATACTACAAGAGTGCTGCAGAACTCTTGCAAACCGAATAAATAGAGGGGAGTGTTGCTACTCTCCTTTTTTATGTTTCATTTTAACTTCGGGAAAAAGAAACCAGATAATAAACAAATAATAATAGTAAGTATAGTAGTAAGTGCTATTGTAGCAACACTCTCCCAATGCACTGGAGTATCTGAAAATGGAATCTGGGACTTATTGGACGAGATTCAAAGAAAATATTTCCCACAAACTATACTTAATGAACTTGTTATTAAAGATCCTGAAAAACTGAATAGAAGAGTAGAAAGAGATGTAAGTCGTTCTATTAATGAAGCGATTACGGATTATAATCGCTTCATTGAAGAAGCAGATAAAAAATACAAACCACGTTATGTGGAAGAGGTGAATGATGAGTCAGTGTGCTTCACTGATGAATGCAAGGCACTTGCTCCTCCAATGAGGATCTGTGCTCCATGGGTTGACGACTGCCCTAAGGACTGATACTATAAGTGGGTAATGAACGCCCTACCTCATGGATCCCTTTCAAACAGTTGTGAAAGACGTTTACGAATGGTCAGTTGACAGGATCGAGATTCTCAAGTATACTAATAAAGGAAAAGATGCTCTAGCACTTTCTGAAGAGTTCAAAGAATGGATTAGAGCAGATTATGACGATGATCAAGAGATCATTGCTCTTGAGAATCTTAGTCAATAAAGACTAAACTTTTTCTGACTCAATAGCTCAGATGGATAGAGCAACTGCCTTCTAAGCAGTCGGTCGTAGGTTCGAGTCCTACTTGAGTCGTTGGGAATCGACGGATTCCCATTAGTAGAGACCCTGAGAGAAATCTCTAAACTGCAGGTTGGTTCACCTGCTAAATTAAATAAAGACAATCTATGAAAACATGGATGCTTGCGAATCGTCGCAGTAAAGATACTTACGAACGTGAACGTTTTATTACGGTTGCGGAAGAAATGGGAATAGACTTCTCTGTAGTTTTTGCAGATGAAGTTGATCTTATTGTATCCAGAGATGATCGTAGATCTATTCGTTATCAAAATAAGATTGTTGCATTACCTGATGTGGTTATTGCCCGCACAGGAAGTTCAACAGGGCACTTTAATCTCTCTGTCTTAAGACAGTTTGAAAGATTAAATGTTCCAACTCTACCTAACTCCGATGCTATTTGTGCAGCAAAGGATAAAATGTATGCCAATCAAATTTTGGCACAACATGGTATACCCATCCCTAAAACAATGCTTACTCGTTTTCCGAGTAATCCTGATCTGGTTGAAAAACAAGTAGGATTTCCTTGCGTTGTAAAGGTAATCACAGGATCCTATGGTGCAGGTGTTTATCTTTGTGATAATAAGAAGCAGTTTGAAGATCTTTCAGAACTTATATCTGCTCTTGATTTCAAGAACTCTATGATTGTTCAAGAGTACATTGAATATTCTAGTGGTAGGGACTTGCGTGTAATCGTGATTGGTGGTAAAGTAGTAGGAGCAATGAAAAGAGAAGCAACTGACGGATCTTTCAAAGCAAATATTACTCGTGGAGGAGTTGGAACTGCCTATGATGTGGATGAAAAAATGGAACTACTTGCCATTCAAACTGCAAAGGTTCTTAACCTTGACATTGCTGGTGTGGATCTCCTTTTTCATCCAGATGGATACAAGGTATGTGAAGCAAACTCATCACCAGGATTTCATGGTTTTGAGGGAGCACTAGATATAAACATACCTAAAAAAATCTTTGAGTATGCAAAGATTCGTGTTGGGGTGTAGTTCAGCGGTAGTAACGGCTGACTGTTAATCAGCATGTCGCAGGTTCGATCCCTGCCACCCCAGTTGCCTAGTTCTGGGGTCCTCCGTTGGTAGAGGGTTACCCTTCCTAGGCATACGGGCGAATAGCTCAGCGGTAGAGCACCTCGTTTACACCGAGATTGTCGGGGGTTCGATCCCCTCTTCGCCCATCATAAATAATTCAAAAAACAATGGACGAGTTATATCAACTACTACATAGAGCACAGACAAGTTTGTTTTGCCTCATGCAAAAAACTTGGGTGTACCATTGGAATGTTGTGGGATCTGATTTCTTTCAACTCCATGAAGCATTTGGTGAGCAATACACTGCAATGCAATCTGAGTTAGATAGACTTACTGAGAACATGCGTTATTTGCGTATGAAAGCGATTGCTCCTATTAGTAGAGTTGCACAGACCTCTGTGATTACAGAAGCATCTGACAGTCCAACTGATAAAGTAATGGTAAGTCAGTTACTTGCAGACAACAAAACTTTAGTTCAACTTTTTACTGACATCTCAGAAAAATCAGAAGAACAAAAGCAGTACGGCACTTCTAACTTGATTCAAGATTTGATAGAGTCTCATGGTAAGTTTATTTGGATGTTAAGATCGTTTTTAAAGGAATGAGCAATGATTTCTATAAGATGCAAAGAATGCAACAGAGAAATATCTAGTCACCCATCGAAGACTACTTCTTGTGGGTGTCCTAACATGGCAACTTTAAAAGGCGATACTATCACTGCTCTTGACTTATCTAAGGTTGTTATGTTAAACTCTGTAAGAGATGAAAAGAAAAAACCCCTTCTCTCTGATTCGGATCTTGCGTATCAAGAATCTAGAAGAACCAGAAAAGTTAGAAAGTTAGATTTTGAAGTTCGTTAGAATGCACAAAAAAACAGCATGGCGTTTCTGGGCAAAGGCATTAGGAGAAAAAGCATCTAAATCAGATAAGGAATCAGATACTATTGCAATCATACGCACTATTATCTTTGTTTCTTATCTAACCACAAACATTTTTATCGTAGCAGGAGTCATAAGACACTGGAACGATAATCCAGGGAAGGTCAATCCGATTGGCGACGGAACCTGTCTTGAAAACAGTTGAGGTGTTAAAGCCCTTGGGAGTTCGACTCTCCCACCTTCCGTTAATATTTTCTTAATCACTTTTTGAGTTTCAACACATAGTAGTCATTTATACTTGACGTTTATTACAAATTTGGTAGCATTGAAATACATAGATTATGTCTATTGATTTTCACATGAGTCCATCGATTGTCAGCATTTACTTAACATTAATCATTATTCTTTTAATGATTGCATACGCTGGCGTTGAGGGTACTATGCGAGTATTCGCATATCTTGATCTAACTCTTCGTTATCAAGTTGTTAAGATTCAAATGAGGTGGATGAAGTGGAAACTGGAGAAGCAACTTGGCTTCCCCCATAAAAACTACGACAAATCCCAAGAGGAATACTAATGAACTCAGACAGAGAAGTTTCGGATTTGAAACTTGATAGAGTTGAATGTCCAAAGTGTGGTGCAGTATGGTTAAATGGAAAACACATTTGGAGGGGAACTGGAGCATCAAGCGAAGGAACCCAAAGCGAACTTGATCTTGCAGGTCTTGTTTGTAATACATCTTATGGTGGTGGAGATGTTTGCATAAACCCTCAAAAAGGAAAAGTGGGTGGGCAAACGTGGAAAGATAGATTGTCCTTCTTAGAGAAGGGCGAAGAGGATTATGATCATGAACAACACTGAGGAATCAACAATGACTCCAGAAGAAGTTCAATCGATGATTGATGAGTCTATCGCAGCCGCAATGCGTAGACACAATCGTAATGCAAGTATTATTAGTATGTGTGTAGGGTGGGTAGTTTTGGGATTGTTTGCTGAAGGACTACTAAGACTTATTGGGGTGATACCACCTCTATTTCCATGGCTCAAAATTACGCTCCAATAATATTTTTGATTCCGTGGTTTATTCTTGTTGTTATTGCTGTATCAATGGTGATACAAGGTTGGATGATTATGAATGCTCGTAATGGGTATACAAAAAGTCCAAAGATAAAACATCCAGAGATGAACGACGTTAAAGCGGGGGATCCATTACTCGTGATAAGATTCACAGACGAAGACATTAAAGAGTTGCAAGAAAGAGTTCTAAGACAAAAAATGGATGAACTCTTTGAAGAACCATCTACTTATGAGGACGATGACGACGACGGAATGGATAGAGTTCATTGAGTTTACTGCACATGTTTTATACATGTTTGTAGCATTCATGTGCGGATTAGTTATTGGGTATATTGTTGGATTCAGAAATGGAGGAATGTAATGAAAACTTTCATATCTTCACTTTTACT